CGTAATGGACAAACAAAGTCTGGCTTATATTCTCTCTTTATCCCAATGGAGTGGAACTACGAAGGATTTATTGATGAATACGGAAATCCAGTATTTGATAATCCAGATAATGATGTCTACGGCCCAGACGGAGAGTTAATTGATTATGGTATTATAGATCATTGGCAAAACGAAGCTGATGGTTTAAAAAACGATCAAGATGCTTTAAACGAGTTTTATAGACAGTTTCCAAGAACTACCGAACATGCGTTTAGAGATGAAACAAAAAATAGTATATTTAACTTAGTTAAAATATACGAGCAAATAGATTATAACGAAGAAGTAAGGCCAGCTGTTAGCACGGGTAATTTTCAATGGGTTAATGGTATTAAAGATACTCAAGTAATATTTTATCCAGATCCAAAAGGTAGATTTAATATAACTTGGATTCCACCTTCTAACATGCAAAACAAAGTTATAATTAAAAACGGAGTTAAATACCCAGCTAATGAACACGTCGGTGCTTTTGGTTGTGATAGTTATGATATATCAGGAACTGTAGATGGTAAAGGTTCTAAAGGAGCTTTGCATGGATTAACTAAGTTTAGCATGGAAGACGCACCGCCTAATCACTTTTTTCTAGAGTATTTAGCTAGACCACAAACAGCTGACATATTTTTTGAAGATGTGTTAATGGCATTAGTATTTTATGGTATGCCAATACTTGCTGAAAACAATAAACCAAGACTGTTGTATTATTTAAGACGTAGAGGTTATAGAGGTTTTAGCATGAACAGGCCAGATAAAATATGGAATAAATTATCTACAGCTGAAAAAGAAATAGGTGGTATACCAAACTCAAGTGAAGATATAAAGCAAGCGCACGCCGCTGCTATTGAAATGTACATACAAGGCCATGTAGGTCAAATGCAAACAGATGGTTTTGGCGCTATGTACTTTAACAAAACATTAAACGATTGGAGCAGATTTGATATAAATAAAAGAACTGCTTTTGATGCTAGTATTAGTTCAGGTTTAGCAATCATGGCTTGTAACAGGCATTTATATAAACCTAATCCAAACGTAGAAAAACCTAAATTAAACATAAGTATATCTAAGTATTCTAATGCTGGAAGCTTATCAAAAATAATAAAATAAATATATGGCAGAGTCTGTTGTAAAAAGTTATTTCCCAAGTCAAGTTGTAAGTGATGCTGAAAAGCTCAGCTACGATTATGGTTTAAAAGTTGCTAAAGCTATTGAAACAGAATGGTTTTATAATGACTATAATCAAACTAGATATACGACAAATAAAAATAATTATCATAACTTAAGATTGTACGCAAGGGGCGAGCAATCAATTAAAAAATACAAAGATGAATTATCTATAAACGGTGATTTATCTTATTTAAATTTAGACTGGACACCAGTGCCTATTATACCTAAGTTTGTTGATATAGTTGTAAATGGTTTGGCTGATCGTATGTACGATATAAAAGCTTATTCACAAGATCCGTTTGGTGTTCAAAAAAGAACAGAGTATATGCAGTCGTTAATGAACGATATAAGCGCGCGTAACTTAGATGAGTATATAGCTGAAAACTTACAAATAGATTTAAGAGAAAATAAAGGTGAAGACTTGCCTGCTAATGAACAAGAACTTTCTTTACACATGCAGCTTAATTATAAGCAAGGTGTAGAGTTAGCTGAAGAACAAGCCTTAAAGGTTTTGTTTGAAGGTAGTAACTACGAACTAACTAAAAAGCGTTTTTATTACGACCTTACTGTTTTAGGTATTGGTGCTGTGAAAACAAACTTCAATACTTCAGAAGGTGTTACAGTTAGTTATGTTGATCCAGCAGATTTAGTGTACTCGTACACAGAGTCTCCTTATTTTGACGACATATATTACGTAGGTGAAGTTAAAACAATACCTGTAAACGAATTATTAAAACAATTTCCTTTTTTAACTCAAGAAGAATTAGAAGATATAGTTAAAAACAAAAACTATAACAACGCTAATAATTACGGGCAAGGAACAACACACTATAGAGAAGTTGACAATAATAAAGTTCATGTTTTATATTTCAATTATAAAACATATATGAACGAAGTTTATAAAGTAAAAGAAACTGGTACTGGTGCTGAAAAAGCTATAGAAAAAGATGACAACTTTAATCCACCAGAAAGTAAAGAAGGAAACTTTACTAAGATACAAAGAAATATAGAAGTATTATACGAAGGTGCTTTAATATTAGGTACAAATAAACTTTTAAAATGGCAAATGGCTTCTAACATGATGAGGCCAAAGAGTGATTTTACAAAAGTAAAAATGAACTATGCTATTGTTGCTCCACGTATGTACAAAGGTAAAATAGAAAGCTTAGTTAGGCGTATAACTGGTTTTGCTGATATGATACAGCTCACGCATTTAAAACTACAGCAAGTGTTGTCACGTATGGTGCCAGACGGTGTTTATCTTGACGCTGATGGTTTAGCTGAAATAGATTTGGGTAATGGCACAAATTATAACCCGCAAGAAGCTTTAAACATGTTCTTCCAAACAGGTTCGGTAATTGGTAGATCTTTCACTCAAGATGGTGACGTCAATCCAGGCAAAGTACCAATACAAGAAATAACAAGTGGTAGCGGTGGTAATAAAATACAAGCACTTATAGCTAATTACAATTATTACTTGCAAATGATAAGAGATACTACCGGACTTAATGAAGCTAGAGACGGTAGTACACCTGACAAAAATGCTTTAGTTGGTATACAAAAATTAGCAGCAGCTAATAGTAACACTGCAACAAGGCATATATTACAGTCTGGATTATTTTTAACTTCACAAATAGCAGAGTGTTTATCACTTAGAATATCTGATATTATAGAATATTCACCAACAAAAGATGCATTTATACAAGCAATAGGTGCTCACAACGTTGCTACGCTAGAAGAAATGTCTAACTTGCATTTATATGATTTTGGTATATTTATAGAGTTAGCACCTGACGAAGAAGAAAAATCAATGCTTGAAAACAATATACAAGTAGCGTTAGCACAACAAAATATAGAACTAGAAGACGCTATTGATATTAGAGAAATAAAAAATATTAAGCTTGCTAATCAACTACTTAAAATACGTAGAAAAAAGAAAATAGCAAGAGATCAAATGATAGCTCAGCAAAACATACAAGCACAAGCTCAAGCAAATGCTCAAGCTCAACAAGTAGCTGCTCAAGCAGAAGTTCAAAAAAATCAAGCATTAACAGAGTCAAAAGCTGCTTTAGCAAACGTTGAGATGTCGCTTGAAATACAAAAGATGCAAGCTGAAATGGAAATGAAAAAACAGTTGATGCAGCAAGAGTTTGATTTTAACATGCAGCTTAAAAAAATAGAAGCAGATGCTGTTACTAATAAAGAAAAACAAAAAGAAGATCGTAAAGATGAAAGAACTAGAATACAAGCTAGTCAGCAGTCAGAATTAATTGATCAAAGAAATAGTGGTAAAGCACCTAAAAATTTCGAGTCTATGGGTAATGATAATATAGGTGGAGGTTTTGATTTAAGTGACTTTAGCCCAGTTTAAAATTATTAATTATTATTATATTATATTATGGAAGAAAACAAAGAAGTAGTTGAAGAAACTACACAAGCAACTGAACAGTCAGTTGAAGAAAGTAAATTTGATAGCGCTGGAGATGACAGCGTTTATAAAGTAGATTTAAGTAAACCACCAAAAACAAAAGAAGATGCCGTTTCAGAGCAAAGCACAGATGAGGTTCCTGTACGCGACGAACAAGCCGCTAGCGGAGAAGTTCAGGAAGAAAACGAAAAAGTCGTTGAAGAACTTACCGGAGAAAGCACCGATACAGTTCAAGATGAAGCGCCAGTTATTGAAGAAATAACAGAAGAAAAAATTGAAGAGCAAGTAGAAGAATTAGTTGAAGAAACTAAAGAGGCTATTGCTGAAGCACAAGAAACTGGAAAAGAACTACCTGAAAACGTTCAAAAGCTAATGGACTTTATGGAAGAAACTGGTGGTAGTTTAGAAGATTATGTTCGTTTAAATCAAGATTATTCTCAATATGATGACATGACTATATTAAGAGAATATTATAAACAAACTAAAAAACATCTAAATGATGATGAAATAAGTTTTTTAATGGACGATTCATTTTCATATGATGAAGAGATTGACGAGCCAAAAGATATTAAAAAGAAAAAAATAGCGTTAAAAGAGCAAGTTGCCAGCGCTAAAGCCTACCTAGACGGGCAAAAGTCTAAATACTATGAAGAAATCAAGGCTGGGTCAAAGTTGACCGGTGAACAACAAAAAGCTGTAGAGTTCTTTAATAGATATAACAAGGAATCAGAAGAGAATCAAAAAGTTGTAGAGCGTCAAACTAATACTTTTAAAATGAAAACTGATAGTTTTTTTAATCAAAACTTTAAAGGTTTTGAGTATAACGTCGGTGATAAAAGGTATAGATTTAACGTTAAAAACGCAAATGAAATAAAAGAAAATCAAAGCGATATTAATAATTTTGTCAAAAAGTTTTTGAACAAAGATAACGAAATGTCAGATGCTGCAGGTTATCACAAATCTTTGTTTACAGCTATGAATCCTGATGCTATTGCAAAACATTTTTACGAGCAAGGTAAAGCCGATGCTTTAAAAAATAGTATTGCTAAATCTAAAAATGTTAATATGAATCCAAGACAATCTTTTGGTGAAGTAAAAACAGGAGGAATGAAATTTAAAGTATTAGGTAGTGACTCAAATGATTTTAAGTTTAAAATTAAAAATAAATAAATAACAATTTAAAATTACAAAATTATGGCAATTACTCCGGGTGCTAATTTGAACTTAACGCCACTTCCACAGAAGTATGCTGACACTTCAAATTACATCGATTTTACTGCGTCTGGTACAAACTGGTCGCAACAATACCTTCCGGACCTAATGGAGAAAGAAGCAGAGGTTTTTGGTAAAAGAACTATCTCTGGTTTCTTAGCTCAAATAGGTGCAGAAGAAGCAATGACTGCTGATCAAGTTGTTTGGTCAGAGCAAGGTAGATTACACTTACACTACAATGGTACAACTGATGGTACTGCTGAAAAAATCGTTATTGGTAACGATATCGACGGTAGAACAGCTGGTGCAAACCACGGTATTAGAGTTAACGATACTTTATTAGTATCTTCAGCTACTGGTACTTTTAATGCAATATGTACTGGTGTTAGTGGTGTAGATGTATTTATTGAACTTTATGATGGTACTGATATTACAACTACTATTGGTGGTTCAACTGCAGTAACAGTATTAGTTTACGGTTCTGAATATGGTAAAGGACAGTCTTACAGATCTGGTGATGATGGTGTAGCTTCGAATTTCGCTAATTCTGATACAAGAACTGCTAACGAGCCTCAGTTCCAAACTCATACTAACAAGCCTATTATTCTTAAAGATTACTACGAAATCAACGGATCTGACACTTCTCAAATCGGTTGGGTTGAAGTAACAACTGAAGAAGGACAAGGCGGTTACTTATGGTACTTAAAAGCTGCTTCAGAAACTAAAATGCGTTTTACTGATTACTTAGAAATGGCAATGTTAGAGTCTGTTAAAAACTCTGCAGCTGCTGGTTCAACAGATGTTGATGCATTACTTGGTATGGCTGGTAACGCTAACTTTGGTACTCAAGGTTTATTTGATGCTATAGCAAAAAGAGGTAATACTACTTCTGGTGTTACTGGTGTTAATGCTGCTACTGATTTAGCTGAGTTCGATGCAATACTTGCTGAGTTTGATAAGCAAGGTGCTATTGAAGAAAACATGATGTTTATTGACTGATCAACTAGCTTAGCTATTGATGATATGTTAGCTTCAATGAATTCTTACGGTGCTGGTGGTACA